TTTTCTAGTGGAGTACTTGCAGGATTTAGAGGATTTAAACCATAATACAATCCCAGAAGCACAATCTGTAAGCCATCTTGGATGGACTTCCAACGGAATGTTTAGTCCGTATATGGAGAATCTGGAATTTGATGGGCAGGATAATTTTAGAAAGATATTTGAATCAGTCCACTCATGTGGAGAATTTGAAAAGTGGCTTGAAATTACTAAGTCTGTCAGAAAGACAGATTCAGCAGCCAGAATAGCACTGGCGGCATCCTTTGCATCTATCATCATTAAAACAATCGGTAAACTTAACTTTATGTTGCATTTTTGGGGAGGTTCCGGAACAGGAAAAACGGTCGCGCAGCTTTTAGCAGTATCTGTTTGGGGTGACCCGAACGATGGAGCTGGGTACCTTCAGACATTCAATGGGACGCTGGTAGGGTTGGAGCAGTTGGCCGGGTTTGTGAATAATTTACCTTTGATATTGGATGAATTTCAGTTAGTAAAAGATAAAAAATCATTCGAACAGACCGTATACATGTTGTGTGAAGGAATAGGAAAAACGAGAGGTTCCAAAACGGGAGGACTGCAAAAGACGCCTACATGGAAGAATTGCACCATCACTTCCGGAGAATCCCCTATCACTCATGCTTCGTCTGGAGCAGGTGCAATAAACCGTATTATAGAAATTGAATGTCGGGAAGCATTGTTTGAGGATGCGATAGAAGTTCTGGAGGTAATTCGATCCAATTATGGACATGCCGGTAAGTTGTTTATGGCATTCATGTCTACAGAACAAGCCAAAGAGAAGGCCGCTGCTCTTTACAAACAGTTTTATCGGAGCATAGGGGCATCCAGCACAGAAAAACAGACTATGGCAGCAGCGATTCTTCTGACAGCGGATGCATTAGCTACGGAGGGGATTTTCTGTGATGGAAGGGCGTTGACTGCCGAAGAAATA